TAACGGTACAAAAGGTGCTCAACAAGTAGTACAGCAACTTGCCAGTTTACAAAAAAACGCAGATACAGTAACAGTCAAATGGGATGGATTTCCTGCTGTAGTATTTGGCAGAGATAAAACTGGTGAACTTGTGTTTACAGACAAACACATGTATGATAAAGTTGCCAAAGGTAAAATGGATTTTATGACCATTCGTGCCTATGATGAACAACGAGGATCTAACAGAACCAATTTATGGGAACAAGAAGCAATACTACGCCCAGCATTAGAAAGAATTGTGCCATCTGGTAAAGATTTTTACTACATGGGAGATTTGATGTGGACAGGAACACCAACTACTAGCGATGGGTTCTTTGTATTCAAACCCAACACCGTAGAATATCGTGTTTCTATTGAAGGCGAGTTAGGACAAAATATTTCACGCAGTGTTGGTGGTATTGCTGTACACACATATATCCCAGGATTGGGTCAAGGCGATACACCATTGACTGGTTTAAAAGGATTAAAAGAAAATCAAGGAATTACATTTTTAGTTGGCGAGATGCGAGACAAGCCTAAAGTCAGTGTTGATCCTGCTTTAGTAAAACGAACACAACAAATTATCGCATCTCACGGTCCTGCTGTGGATAAATTTATTGCCGCCTTAACTGAAATGAAAGGTAAGAGTGTTATTACCGCAATGGGTCCTTTCATTACCAGTATGTTAGCAGATAACGATATCAGTAATGATATTGTGCCACGTTTTTTAGAATTCTTAAAAGGTCGATTAACGCCGGCGGCTGCTGAAAAAATGTTAGGCAAACAACAGGATGGATGGTTGTACCAAGAAGATGGCGGAGGTCCTGGATTGTTAGGCATTTGGACAATGTGGGCTGCAGTTACTGAACTTAAACTACATATTAAAGAACAAATCGACACACAGCAACAAGGCAGCGAAGTTATTGCTGTCACTGACGGTGTCAATGCTCATGAAGGATATGTGTTTGGTGGTGGTAAAGACAAACTTAAACTAATTGATCGTTTAGGCTTTAGTCGTGCTAACTTTGCCAAACACAAAGTTGATCCTACAGAAATTGAAGCCAAAAAGAATGGCCCAATGGCGGCATTTTGTTTTGGACGTATGAATCCCCCAACACTAGGACACAAACTAGTAATGGAAAAAACCATTTCAGTTGGTGGAGCCAATAGTTTTATCTTTTTAAGTAACAGTGCTGGCACTGAAGATGATCCGTTGAACCCGGCAGTTAAGGCAGCATTTATTAAACAAATTTACCCTGCGTTTGCTAAACATATTGTCAGTGATCCGGTACAAGGTCCTATATATGCGGCAAACTGGTTGTATGATAAAGGCTTCCGTAATATGACATTTATTGGTGGTAGTGATCGGTTAGGTAAAGGTGCTGGAAGTATTGAAAAATTATTAAACAGTTGGAACAGTGGACCAGTACGTACAACTGATAATGCCCGCGGCCCTAATGGTCGTGAATACGTTCATTTACAATTTGTAAGTAGTGGCGAACGAGATGCCGATGCTCCTGGAGTACAGGGCATTAGTGGAAGTCTAGCCCGTAAATACGCAAAAGAAGGCAACGAACAAGGGTTCCAGCAAGCAACTGGAGTAAATGCTAATATCAAGGTTAATGGTAAAACATTATACCAAGCAACAAGGGAAGGTATGGGAATACGAGATCAAAATGTGGCGGAAGGCTTGAGTGATACACAAAAGAAGATTGAAGATACTGTACTCAAACTTGAACAACGATTGAAGTTTGCTAAAACACCAGAACAATGGGATAACATAAAAAACCGTATTGAAAGATTACAAGCAGGGTTGAATCGTAGTAAGCAAGGTGTGGCGGAAGGCTGGAAAGAAAAAGTCGGTGCAGCCGCTTTGGCAGGTGCCATGGCAACTGGTGCCGGTGCCAAGACTCCAAAAGTTCCACTACAACATGCAATCGATAATGCAACCATTGTATATAATAACAACAAGTTTATTAAAAAAGAAATTAAAAAATACAAAGAAAAAGAAGGTGAAAAGCGTAAGGCTGCTCCACCCAAAGAGCAAGGTGTGAATGAAAAGATGATGCCAGCAAGCATGTTCGCAGGATCAAAGAAGAATAAATTAGGTTCAGCAGGACAATGGAAGAATACTGGCCCAAGTAAGAATCGTCCAGCACGCCAAGGTGATCTAGTTGGTGGTGCTGAAGAAAGTTATGACGGCGGAAGTTATGCCATCAACAAACCAGGTTATGATGGTGAATCTAATTATACAGCACAGCCTAACTGGCGTGGACATAATATCGGCGAAGGCAAACAAGTTCCGTTAAGTGAAGATGTTGAAACAGCCATGGCTAATGCTATGTTTAAATTGTTTGAAAGAGCCGTAAAATGAAGCAATATAGAATTACTTCTGAAAACAGTCAGGCTATAGACAGTGGTGATGATTGTGTATTACCCGCAAATGATTACGCACATGAATTAAAACGACTACAATATTTAGGCGGTTTAGGTGGAGAAGCAAGGCTTCAAGAATACCGTGCTCATCAAAATGCGGTAAATAAAGGAAGTAATATTTCAGTAACAGGGATGGAAAAGGCCCAACTGATGAAGGACAATAATATTAAACCAGGGACTCCAGAATGGTTTCAACTTTGGTTTAGTAGACCTTATTTGACACACGAGAAGCCAGTAGGAAAGAAATAATGGATAAGTTAAAAGATTTTGCCCGAATAGCATTTGCTAGTGAATTTAGTTTTTATATTAAGACCCATTCATTTCATTGGAATGTAGAAGGGCAAGATTTCTACGAATATCACAAGTTATTTGAAGTCATTTATACCGAAGTATACGAAAGCATTGATGATTTTGCTGAAAAAGTTCGTACATTAGGTGCTTATATCCCAGTAAGTTTACATAACTTAAATATGTTGACTAAAATTGATGATGAAAATAAAGTCCCGAGCAAGGATGAGATGGTTCAAGAACTGCTTATGGACAACGAAAAAATGATTAAGATTTTAAAAATGACATACGATGCCGCTGAATCAGCAGGCGAACATGGCTTTAGTAATTTCCTAGCAGAACGTATGGATGCTCATCGTAAACATGGATGGTTTTTACGTGCTAGTACGAAAAGGGATGAAGCAATATGAGAGCAAAAGAGTTTATTAGCGAAGCACTAGGCGCACAAAATATGGCTAAGGATCAGATAACCAGTATCCCTAATGCCCATTATTTTCCAGATTTAGATAACAGTAGTGGTTATGCCGCATATCGATGGGGAGTAGCATTGGCAGGTATGCCAGACTTTCCAATGCCACAAGACGGAACTACTGGACAAAAACTAGTTACAATTGGGTATACTGACGCAGATGATTTAATTATAGATAGCACTAGTAAGTTGTTCGGTGCTAGAAAAGTAAGGCTAACACCTCGCGGCAGTAGTGAATTAAAGGACACAAATAAAACCAGCCCTGTGGCAAATTGGATGGGGAGGAAAAACAATGACTAATGAATTTAAAAAAATCACTAAGGGCACAGAAACCCGTTATATTTTAGAAAGCGAAACTGCTGGTGCTACTGGTAGTGGATCTATTGCCACTGTGCCAGGAGGCATTGGCGGTGTTCAACGCCGTAGGCCTGGACAGAATCTTATTGCTCAAGAAGGCGACAAGGCTAAAGTGCCTGCTACAAAGCCAAGAAACTTTGTTGCCAAGAACGCCAAGATGGGCGGTGCTGGTGCTCACAAAGATAAAAAGAAGGCCGAGAAGCAGGGCGCTGTTAAACATAAGAAACCTTTTGCAGAAGGTGAAGTCGTTCCATTAGGTAAAAAACATCGTGGTGATTTAGACAGTGTAGATTCATGCCCCAAGTGCGATGGCGATTTGCAAAGCGGAACATACATGGGGCAAAGAGTCAAAGTATGTCAACCATGTAAGCAAGTTTATCTACCGCCAAACAGTGGTATTGACCAACAAGGTAATAAAACCAACGAGCAAGGTGTGGCGGAAGAAAGTGATAAACAATTCGCACAGCGTATGAAGAAGAAGGCAGCACAACCTCCAACAAAGGGTATGAGCCAAAAGGAAAAAGAAGATAAAGGATGGGCTAAACCTAAAGAGCAAGGTGTGGCGGAAGCAAAAGGTAAACTTACGTATACCCCTGAACCAACTGAGTATGGTGTATTTCCTGATAGCAAAAATGAGTTTGTTAAAACATTCCTATCACGAGACTTGGCATTGGCTCATATTAAA